CTCCGGGCCCAGGGGTCCCTTGGGTTGCACTATGCCCCCCCCCGGTGCCCGTCCCGGTTGCATTCGCGCCGGTTTCGCGCGAAATCGCGGGTTTCGCGGTTGCCTTCGCGCGGGTCATGGCCGGACCCCGCGCTCGATCGCGAACTCGGCCTGCTGCTTGGCCGAGTCATGGCACTGCTTGCATAGGGTCTGGAACGGGCCAGCCCAGAAGCGGGTGTGGTCGCCTCGATGCGGCTCGACGTGGTCGCAGATCGCCTCGCCCTTCTCGACGATCACCCGCTTGCACCTGGTGCACGTGAAGCAGTCACGTACCAGCACCGACCAGCGCAGCCGCTGCCAGCGTGCGGTCTTGTACCAGCCCTGCCAGGGCTGGGTGCTGCGGCGATAGCGGGATTGTGCGGCTGCATCGCTCGGCAGGTAGCCGAGTGCCGAAGGCAATGGCGTTAGCTGCGGCGCGAGCGTGGCGAGCCGCGCCATCATGCGGCCTGACGTACTGACAACATGGCGCCTCACCCACAAGATGCGGTGTAGCCGCGTTACCACAGATACCAGCTATGCGATAGTGCGATGCCTGCAGGGTGAGCTATGCGCTCCTGCTATCGCGGATCACCGTTGACCAGGACCGTGGTCTTGACGCCGTCGGTTGCGGTGATGTCGATCACGACCTCGGGCGGCTCCTCAGGATCGTATCCTGGCTGGGATGAGGCCTTTAGAGCGCCCAGGAATGCTTCGTGGTAGCCGGCGATCTGCTCGTCGCAGTCGTGGCCATTGATAATCGTCCTGGCGTCGAGCGGGTTGTCGTCTTCCTCGTTGAAGAACATCCCCAGCTTGGCGCCGGTGAACCAGCCCTCGGCCATTCCCCTGAACATGACCCTTGCGGCGATCAGGCTGTCGAGCGCGAGATCGGGATGCATGGTGAGATCGCGCGTGCCGATGAGGCCGAGCGCGGCCGAGGCCGTCTGGTAGTTGTCTTTCCACGTCAACTGAACGAAGCCGCGCCCATAAAAGCGGTTGCCGTTTTCGTCGGGGACGCCATAGGGCTGGCCGCTACCGTGGCCGTATTCCTCGATCGGCCACATCGTCTGCGCCGTCTCATGGAAAACCGTAGCCAGTGAATAGGCTAACCACCTGACGTCGTCCATCGGAGACCCGGTGTCTCCATGCTCCCAGAGCCCCAGTATGACGTTCTGGCCATCGACATTTTGTTGGGTAAGGGCGCCCGAGAAAAGCAGATCGCGAACGCTATCGAAGAAGATCTCGCGGTTGAACATCTCAGTCGTCCTCGTCGTCGTCCTCTTCCTTCATCGCCCTCGTCTTGAGCTCGAGCGCCGCCAGCACCTCGGCGCGCGCCGCCTCAGGATCGTCGGCGTTCGCCACGAAATCGTCGATCAGCTCGCCGAGCCGGCCCGCAAAATCCAGCGTCATCACGTTCCTCCGTTCCGCATCGCCTCCAGGCGGCCGATCATACCACGCGCGGACAAGGCCAGCGCCCTGCTCACGGCTCCCCCCGTTCTTGATGGGGAGAGGCGGCAATCATGTCCGACCAGAATTCGCGTATCTCCTCAGCGGTATTCGGAGGCACGTAACCCTGTGTGGCTTGCCTCATCTGGCATCGGAGCATCATCTTCTCTGTCGGCGCGACAGGCACCAGCTTCCACCCTTCCGGTTCTGGACTGGCTGGGGTGGCGAGCGCGACATTGCAAACTGCGTCGGCATCGCAGCCACAGCCGGGATAGTCGCACGAGACAAGCGGGTTTACAGCCACGTCGAGCGCGAGAGCCGACATGAGTTGCAGCACAGAATGTGCGCCCAACTTGTCGCCGGCCTCCCAGCCACTCTTGAGGTACAGCGCACGAGCACGCCCTTCTGCTTCGTCTCGTGTCAGGTTGTCTATCTTCGCTGCTGGCGTCACCGCCCCTTGGGGACGACGATTCCAGGCTGCGACGGCTTCGGTTTCGGTTGCGTCCCATACGCGAGCAGTACAGTCGCGACAGCGAGCCGCAGCGCGCAAAAAGCCACGGTCCATGTAAGTCCATGATTCTGCCTTCCCGCCGCAAAACGGGCAGGGCTTGAGTTCGGTCTGCTCTGACATGGTCAGTCTCCGGTCACGGCCGGCCTCTTTCGAGCCGGGCGATCGTGCCACGCAGCCGGGCGATCAGCTCCTCGTGCTCATGGTCGAGCTGGCCGACTTCGTCCCTGGCGCGATCGACGAGCTCGGTACGCTTCCTGCGCCATGCGGCGTCGGCCTCGATGAGCTCGGCCCGCACCTGACGCAGCAGGTTCTCGCCGAGCCGGAAATAGCGCTCGGGATCCGCTCTGGTGGCGACCTCGGCCGGCGGATCGGCGGCTTCAGGCTTCATCCGGATCGGTTCGTTCATGGGATTATCCTCCTAATTTCCGGGGCACTTGGGGCACTTGGGGCACGTGTTTCCCATAATAGTTTTCTGGGAGAGGGGAAAAAACGTAATGCGTATATGTGCGCGCGCACGCGCGTGTACGCAGGCCTGTGGCGCAATGCGCACGCATGAACGTCGATTACCGGGCCAAGTGCCCCAAGTGCCCCGCTTGCAAAAGCGAACCAGTTTTTCATGACGGTCGGATCGCCTTCAGCAGCGCCTCTTTACCGCCTGCAACAAGCAGGACGGCCCGTTGCTCTTCGAAGCACAGCTGCCAAAGATCCGGGTCGTCGCAATCGGGGAGCGCGAATGCAGTAAACACCCGGTTGTTCCAGACGATAGCGCCGGGCCAGTCCGTCGAGTCGATGTCATGAGGATCAGCGCCAACATCGAGCTCGACCTCGTGCACGACATTGCCCTCGAGGTCCGTCAAAGAGATCTTCGTCAACGGCACGGATACCTCCTCATGTCAGCTCGAAATCGATCCTGAGGCGGATGCCGAGATAGCCGCGGAGTCCTTCGCGCTTGCTTTGCTTGAGGCCTTCGCGGCGGTTGAGAGCGGCGGCGAACGTCTTGCGCGTGCCTGGCACCTCACCGACGCGTTTGCAGAAGGCTGCCCACGACACGAACAGCTGCTGCCGGCTGGTGAAGGCGTCCTCCTCGAGGGTCGTGCATTCCTCGAGCCAGCCGCCGAGCACGTCCTCGCTGTCGAGATATTCGGCCGTCGCCTCGGTGACGGCCGGCGGCGGGTTAAGGCCATCGCGCGCCCAGAGCCTGGCGCCCTCGATCATCCACATGAGGATCGCCGGCCACTCCGCGCGCAGCTTCTCGTCATAGCCGCGGATGCGCTTGCCTGGCGGGATCCGGACGGTGAAGGGAATGATCTGCATGCGCCGGCGCCAGGCCTCGTCGACGCCCTTCAGCTCGGGCTTGTGGTTGCCGCTGACGACCAGCTTGAAGGCCGGCAGGTAGGTGAAGAAGTCCTGGCGCATGAAGCGTGCCGAGATCCGGTCGCCGCCGGTCAGCGTCTTGATCCGGGTCTCGTCCCAGCGCCTGCCTTCGGCTGTCTCGGTCGCGGTGACGAGGCGGGCGCCCTGCAGGTTGGCGAGATCGGTCGGATGCCGATCGTTGCTCGACGTCGAGAAGGTGTCGATCGCCGCGGTCTTGGCATAGTCGCCCATGACGCCGGCGATGGTGTTGACGAAGGTGGATTTGCCGTTGCCGCCCGGACCGTAGAGGAAGAACAGCACCTGCTCCCGGGTCGAGCCGGTGAGGCAATAGCCGCACATGCGCTGCAGGTAGTCGATCAGCGCCGCGTCGCCGCCGGTGACCACCTCGAGGAACTCGCGCCACATCGGGCAGTCCTCGCCGTCCGGCTTGGTCGCAGTCGATTTGGTCAGATAGTCGCCGGGGATCGCCGATCGCGGGTCGCCCTCGACCATCAGCTGGTGGATCTCGCCGTCGCAGTGAATCACCGTTTCGTCGTCGTCCCACTGATCGACGACCGCGGCGAGGATCGGATCGGTGCGGGCCAGGCTGACGATCGCGTGAATGGTGCGCGACGACAGGATCCGCGGCTGGTCCTTCTTCGGCGCCGAGATCGAATCCTCGCGCACCAGGGCGCGTGCCTCGGCATAGACATGCAGGGTCTCGTCGCGCGTCCACATGCTGCCGTCGAAGATCATCCAGCGGCTCCAGTCGGCCACGTAGCGGAACAGGCCGCAGTTGCGGGTGGCGAACTCGAGCGCCAGGGACTCGTCGGTGTGCCCCCTGATCTGGTCGGGCTGCGATGGCCTTCTTTTTGCCTCATCCTTCACCGCCTCCGTCTCCGCGCCCGCTCGCGGATGTCCTCGACGGCGGCGACGGTGCTGCGCGCGGCCTGGCTGGGCTCGGGCCAGCCTGGTGATGGCAGGACGGGATAGCGGCGATCGGCCGGCCCGTCCGGCGCCCAGTAGCGGCGACTGGCCTTGCGCGCCTCGGCCGCGGCCTCGGTGAGGAAGCTATAGCGCCAGAGCTCCCAGCGGCCGCTCATCGTTGCTGCCGCTCGTTGGGATCCTGGCCGGCATAGGGGACCAGCGGCCGCGCGGACTGCTCGAGACTGACCCTGACGGCGCCCCATTCCTTCAGCTGGGCGATTGCCAGCTCATAGGATCGCGCCACCGCGCACGGCACGCCGCGCATGTTCATCTCGAGCTGGAAGGCTTTCTGGTCGTCGGTCAGCGCTGCGTTGCCGCGCTTGAGCTCGAGCCAGTGGTGGACGCCGTCCGGCGCGATCAGCAGGAAGTCGGGGAAGCCGCCTTTCAGGCCCATGCGCTTGAGCCTGGCGGCGGCGCCGAGGTCGCGCCTTTCACCGGCCGGGAAATGCGTCCAGATCCAGCCCGGCGTCGCACCGCGGCGCAGCGTGTCGGCGATCGCGCAGTGGGTTTCGAACTCGAGCGCCGGCGGCGGCCTGGTGCCGCGCTGGCGGGCCGACTTGAACAGCGACAGCTGGCCGGTCACGCTGCCATCACCAGTCGAAGCTGCGCTGGCTGTCGCGTTCCTCCTTGCGGGTCGGCGGCCGCGCGAGCTCGCGCCGCATGCGCGCCACTGCCGCCTCCAGACGGCTGGCGAGCCGCTCGGCCTCGCCGTCGCCATATTCGTAGTTGGCGCGGCTGCGGCCGAAGCCGGCGATCAGATCGATCGCCGTCAGCGCCTGCTTCATGCGAGTGGAAGACGAGCGCAGGAAGCGCTCGCGCGGCGTCTCGTTCTCGGGAATATGGACGCGGCCGTTGCCGCGCTTCGGCTTCGGCTTCCTCGCCCGCTTCGGCCTTTCGGGCGCGGGCTGGACGGCCGGCACCGGCGGCTCGAGGATCTCGCCGGTCTCGGGATCAAACTGCACGTCGGTCATGGATCCTCCCTCTGAAATGGCTGCCGCCGCGCCTGGCGGCGACGCGGCGGCCTGCTTTCCCGACAATCCGGCGATACGAGAGACACTGCGGACAGCGGCGAAAACTTCACGGGCAAAAGGCTGGGACCCGCCGCGCGCCCGTAGCGCAGCTCGCCAACTCACAAACTCAGTCTACGGAAGTGGGTCGGGACGCTTGCTCGGCGTCGGTCTTTTTCGTTTCAGGCGTCTCGCCAGCCAATAGGCGAGCCAGGCCAACCAGAAACGGATTGCTCTCATCGTCAGCCAGCTCCCGTTCCGCCAGGTAGGCCCGTTCGCCGGCATCGCAGGCGGCGCGGTATGCTTTCAGGATCGTGAAGAATACCGAAGTGGGCAGGTCATTGAGGTCGCGGTAGCGATAGCGCAGCCGGTGCAGCCAGGACGCCGGCGCGCCGTAGAGGCGCTCGGCCCGGTGCATGGCGGCCTCGACGGTATCGCCCGGCCCACGATGCGATGCGCGCAGGATGACCTCGCCCATGGCTCTGGCCTCAGTGACGCACTCGACACTCATCTTGCAGGATCCTGCAGAACCTTTTCCGGACATTGCAAAGCCTCTCCCTCATGGTCTGGACGACCACGGAAGGAGGTTGGAGCTTAGGCAGACACTGAACGATCGGACGGCAAAGCGCGCACATCGCCGGGAAGCAAGGGGCGCGCTCATGCCGCGTTCTCCTTGAGCGTCAGGAAATCCTTGACCGACAGGCGTCCCTTGCTCTGGACGATGAGCGGGATCTGCCACTTTCCAGGTACGCTTCCGCGGTCTGCCCACTTGCGCAAGGCCCACTCGGAAACACCCAGTTGCTTGGCGGCAGCTTCAATCTCCGACCACTTTTCGAGACGCTTCCTCATGATGCATACGCGATAGGACAAATTGTCCAAACCGTCAAGGACGATACGTCCAAGGACACGCGCCGGCCCTTCTGAGACAAATTGTCAATGGCCGAGAGCAACGAAGAACGTCAATTCAATGAGGCACTTATCGCTCGCACGAAAGCATGGCGCGAGGAAAAGGGATGGACGGCCGAACAGATGGCTATTGCTCTCGGCATCCCGGCAGACCGGTATCGCAAGTATGAAACCCGCAGTCCTCTTCCCGCCTATCTGATGCAGCGGTTCTGCCTCGTCACCAACGCCGACATCGAGAACCTTCTTCTCGGGAAGCCGCGCCCGAGACAGGCGCGGCCGCCCCTGGCTGTCAGATCGCAGAATCAGCGCTAGACAAGCTCTCCCTTACCGTCCCCGCTGACGCCGATGCCTTGATTGGACATTTTGTCCTTTACTGATTGGACAATTTGTCCTATGCCTACCCCGAAATCCTGCGTCGGGGAGATGAAGCCGTGAACGACCTGCCCAACATCATGACGCGCGAGGAGTTCGTCGGGCGCTGGACCGAGATCCAGAAGACCTATGGCACATCAAGGCAAACTGCGGGCGCCCGCTTCGAGCAGACGATCGGCGAGCTGTTCAACGAAACAGCAAGCCGCTCCTGGACGCAGGAGATGATCGCCGCCGAGGTCGGGATGAGTGGGGCACATGTGTCCCGCATGCTGACATTCGGGGCGTTTATTTCATTTTTACCCCAGGGTAATTCTGAAGATTTGGCTGTCCTCAAGCAGCCCCTCCACGAGAAGCGCTTCCGCTCCTTCTGGTCGCAGACGAAGGATCTCGCCGGCAACGACCGCAAGCGCTACCAGAAGACCTGGGAGCTCATCCTTGCCGCCGAGCAGGACGAGGCCGCCGGCGGCCGCAAGACGCCGCGCGACTTCAGCCCTGTCCGCCAGGCTCTCGGCAAGAAGTTCTCCGACGGCAAGTGGCACGACGCCTCGAAGATTGCCGGCGAGCTCGACGTCGACGAGGAATTGCTCGCCGAGGTTGCCACCAGCGCCAATAAGTTTCGGCTCAAGGATTTCCCCTACGAGCTCGAGGACAAGCCCTACGGGCGCTCGAAGCGCTACCGCATTTTCAGGACCGACCGGCAGCTCAGCCGGCAACGCATCCTGGAGGAACTCGCTCCCATTGCCGAAGGCCTTCAGGAGCAAGGCAAGAAAAACGGCGTCACGATCTCCGTGGTGGCCGTCGCACGCCTTGCGCACCAGCTGAAGACCCTGATGGCGAAATGGGAGGACGAGTAGGCAGGACCGAATGGGCGCCAAACTCTTTCGGCCCTGCCTCCCCACAAGGACAGAACAAGGAGAAATGTCATGTCCACGCAAACGACCTCTAATATCGGCTTTCGCCTCAAGTCCAGCACGACGATCCCGCTGACGCAGGAGGGGCTCGACAAGTTCCGCGCCCTGCCGCCGTCGCCGACCGAGCGCGAGCTCAATCCCAAACGCCTGCAGATGCTCAAGGAGAAGATCGAGGCGGGAAAGGCAATCCCCTTCGCTTGGGCGTCGGCCGAGCTCGACGGCAAGGAGATCCGCTGCAACGGCCAGCACTCGTCGGAAGTGCTCAGCCAGATGAACGGCACGCTGCCGGAAGGCCTGATCGTCCATCGCGACATCTACAGCGTCGATACCGCTGACGGCCTCGTCAATCTGTTTAGGCAGTTTGATGACCGCATGTCCGGGCGCACGCCGCTCGACGTCGCGGGTGCCTATGCCAAGCTGGAACCCGGCCTGGCCGGCGTTTCCCTGCCGGTCGCCAAGCTGGGGGCTGAAGGCATTGTCTTCTACGACACCGTCATCGTCGGCGGCGTCAAGGTGATCGGCGACGATTGTTATGTCGTCCTGCACGAGCAGGCAACGCATCCCTTCATCAACTGGCTCGACGGCCAGGTCTTCAATACGAAAACCAGGGAGCTCGCCTACAAGCCGATCGTCGCCGCCATGTGGGCAACCTGGCAGGCCAACGTCGCCGAGACGAAAATCTTCTGGGACCTCGTCGCCCGCGGCGGCGTCGTCGGCGATGATACCCACGCGGCAAGCCAGCTCGATGCAGCGCTGGAGGCGATGAAGGACAAGAAGGTCGAACGCCCGCAGCCCAAGGCCCTCTATTACGGCTGCATCTTCGCCTGGAATGCATATCGGGCCGGCAACAAGCCGAAGTCCATCAAGTTCGATGCCCGCAAGGGACACGTCGAGCCCGTCGAGTAGGGTGGGGGAAGCCGTCCCGGTCTTTCGAGGCCGGGACGGCCTTCCGGGGAACAACCATTGAATACGCACCGCCTGCCACAAGAAGCCGCTTCCGGGGAAGTCGACATGCCGGTTGACCACGAGCTGGTCTGTTTCGTGACGTTCGGCATTCGGCCCGATCCATCCCCCGAGCGCTGGCTGCGCATCCTGGTCGACGCGGGCGAGCTGGCGCTCGCTGAAGAACTGCGGCGGGAGATGCGGCCATGATCTCGCAGCTGAGATTGCGCGGCCCTGCGCTGCGCTTTGCGCCCGAAGAGTTCCAGGCCGAGCTTCTCGCCTGGCTGAATTTCGGCGACCTGCCGGACGACAAGCTGCTCATCGCCATCCTCGCCAACGATCTGATGCAGGTCTTCGCGCTGGCGCCGCACAACTGGGCGCTGGTACACGCGACGATCACCTGGCTGCTAAACTTCGCGCCGCCCGGCAGCTACGGCTCGGCCCAGGCGGTCACTGCCTGGCACGGATGCGGCGGCCTGCAGAAGGAGCCCTGGGGATGATCGAGGTCAAGGCGCTCTCGCTCATGGAGGCGAAGGACCGGCTGCTGTCGGAGATGAAGGACCGGCTACTGGCCGAGCGCGACCTGTACGAGCTCTGCAGCTTCATCGACCACTATCCCGACGTCGTCCGCTGCCGCAAGCGGCACCAGTCAGAGATCGACAGGCTGAAGCGCGAGATCGCCGAGCTCGAGGTGCGGGAGCCGCGGCGATGACCGTCGACGCCTTCGCCATCACCGACCGCGCCACCTGGCTCGAGCTGCGCGCCCAAGACATCACCGCCTCCGACCTCGCCGCAGTCGCCGGCCTCGATCCCTATGGCCGCACGGCCTGGCAGGTCTGGGCGCAGAAGGCCGGCCTGGCATCGCCCGCCGAGGAAAATTCCGCCATGAAGCTGGGACGCTGGATCGAGCCGGGTGTCGCTGCCGCGCTCGCCGAGCAGCGCCCCGAGCTCGAGGTCCGCTATCCGCTCGGCCTCTATTTGCGCGACCCGGATCTCAGGCTCGGAGGCACGCCCGATGCCGACGGCCTCGATCGCGGCCAGCCGGTCGCCTTCGAGTTCAAGGTGATCTCGCGGCAGAGCTACGAACGCAACTGGCCGGACGGCGAGCCGCCGATCGGCTACGTGCTGCAGACGCTCACCAACACCATGCTGCTCGGCGCCCATCACGGCATCCTCGCCGCGCTGGTGCTCGGCTGGCAGGACGCCGAGCTCGTCGTGCACGAGGTGCCGCGGCATGCCGGCGCCGAGGCGACGATCCGCGATCTCGCCCGCCGGTTCTGGCAGGCCTTCGACGAAGGCCATGCCCTGACAGCGCCGGACTATGAGCGCGATGCCGACGCGATCCGCCAGGTGTTCCGGCCGGATCCGGCAAAGCCTGCACCGATCGATCTGACCCGCGACAACAGGATCACCTTCCTCGCCGAGGAATGGCAGCGCCTCGGCGCCCAGGAGTCGGCGGCGAAGAAGGGCAAGGAAGCCGTGAAGAGCGAGATCCTCGTGAAGCTGGCCGGCGCCGAGGCGGCGATCGCCGACGGCTGGAAAATCACCAACGTAATGCAGCATCGTGCCGAGAAGCTTCAGCCGGCCGCGGACTTCCCGCGGCTGCTGATCACCAGGCAGAAGGAAAAGGCAGCATGAGCGACACAGCACTCGCCGAGCGCAAGATCAACCGCGACATCGCCGACACGATCGAGGTCGGCAAGGGCGGCATCAATTTCCAGAATGCGGGTGAGCTCATGGAGTTTGCCCGCATGATGTCGGCGAGCGGCTCGGCCGTGCCAAAGCACCTGCGCGGCCAGCCCGGCGCCTGCCTCGGCATTCTTGATGATGCCGTCAGGTTTGGCGTCAATCCTTACGCTTTGGGTCGGCAAAGCTATTTCGTGAACGACCAGCTCGCCTACCAGGCGCAGGTCTTCATGGCGATCATCAATGCGCATGCGCCACTGAAGACGCGGCCCGACATCCGCTACGAAGGCGAAGGCCAGGAGATGCGCGCCACCGTCACCGGCACCTTCCGGGACGGTGCCGAGCGCGAATACAAGTCGCCCAGGATCGCCGACATCCAGCCGAAGAACTCGCCACTCTGGAAGTCGGATCCCGGCCAGCAGCTCGCCTATTATTCCCTGCGCGCATTCGCCCGCCGCTGGTGCCCGGAGGTGATCATGGGCATCCACGACGTCGACGAGCTGCGCGAGGCAGCCATGACTGACGTGACGCCGAAGCCGGTCGCGGATGCGCCGGCGAAGGCGAAGGCAATTCCCCGATCGCTCGATGAATTCGCGGCCGGTTCGTCGTCACCTTCCTCACCCCTCGAGGAGGAACCGGCTGCAGGCGGAACGGAGCCGACATCCGGGTCCGCCCCCGCCGGCGCTGCCAACCCTCTTCCGGCGGCGTCGGCGGGAATTGCCTCCGAGCTCGACGCGAAGGCCTCGGCGATCGCCTGGCTGGTCGACCTCGCCGGCGACAAGGAACTGACCGCCGAGGACAAGCTCGAGCAGCTGGACCTTCGCCGGCCGGTCGTGGCCGAGACGGTGCCGGCAGCATTCCTCGACGAGGCGATCGCGGCGGCGGCGAAGTGGATCCGCGGCGAGCTCAAGCCGGCAGCGGCGCGGAAGTATCTCGAGGGACTGTGATGCCAGCCGAGGAAGACGGCCCGTTCAACGTCGTGATCTGGTTCGACGACGGCTTCTACGAATATTTCGTCCGCGACGTGCCGGCGCAGGAAGCGGTCCTCGCGGCGAAGCGCTGCATCGACGGCGTGCTCGGCAGGACCGGCCTGGTGGTCAAGGTCCAGATCACCGACCAGGGCGATTATACGAACTTCCTGTGGGAGCGCGACAAGGGCATCGTCTATCCGACGCAAACGGAAGGCAGGACATGAGGCTGCCGCCCGACATCGATCCAGATTACGTCTTGCGCGATCGTCCCGAGCCGGATCCCCGCTTCTGGCGCGCGCTCGCCCTGTCGCTGGTCTTCCTCGACCTGTTCTACATCGGCCTCGTCTGGGTGCCGATGTTGTGGAGATGATCAAATCGCGATGGAAGGGCAAGGCGATACGTTCATCCTCGATTTTGAGGGTGAACGCTACACGATGACAGTCGCTAAGGCGAAAGAGATGCTGGCGTATCTTGAAGGATTATTAGATGAGGCGAGCATCAAGGAAGGCTTGCCGGAATTCATTCACGCTATCCGCGTAGCCCTGGCTGATCGGAAGAACTAGATGGTCCTACGGCCCGACCCCAACGCCTATCCGCCGCGCGGCATGTCGCGCGAGCAGGCGGCCCACTATGTCGGCGTCTCGCCGTCTACTTTCGACACGATGGTAGCCGAACACGAAATGCCTCGACCGAAGCGCTGGCGCGGTCGCGTCCTGTGGGACCGGCTGTCGCTCGACCTGGCGTTTGACGCGCTGCCCGAGACGCCGACAGAGGTGCAGCGCATCCTCGAGCAGAGCCGCCGGGCGTCGTAGCGAACCGGGCAAATCTCTAGCGAACTTTGGAACTTTATGGGAACAAGTCGCGAATTCGCTATTTCAAGCCCTTGATTTCATTGCCCAAGGAAAATCTTCAAGAACGGCAAATGTAATATCGGATCAAAGGCTTACGGGTCGGTTCGCTAGACGATTTAGCGAACCCTGGTCATTTGACCACCCGCAGCCGCGGTGCATTGTCCCGATCGAACGCTTCCTCCAGCTTGCGCGACCCGCTCGCCGACGTCCGCCGCTTCTCGGCGCCGCGGGCATAGTAGAGCGACATCGCCGGCGTCAGGTGGCCGAGCGAATCCATCATCTCTTTGATCGATGCCTTCGCCTCCGCGAGCTTGACGGCATGCACCTTGCGCAGCCCATGCAGGACGTAGCCGCGCGGGATGTCGGCTTCCCGGCACCAGCGCTTCATCGCCTCGGCGAGCGATCCCTTGTGGGTATACGGCAGGCCGACGCCGCGCTCCGAGATCACGACGAAGCCGGCCGACCGATCGAGCGGCTCGAGCGCCCGCGCCAGCATCTTGTTGATTGGGCGGAACTGGATCAGCTCGGCCTCGTCGGCGTCGGTGTTCGTCTTCTTGTCGGGCAGGAACTCGAACCCCTTGATCCACTCGCCCTCGACCTCGACCTCGACCTCCTGGTCGAAGCGCAGCGCGGCAATGTCCCCTGCCCGCGCGCCCATCCACTTGCCGAGCTCGTAGACGGTCCGCGCCGCCGTGCCGAGCGGATGCCGTGCCTCGTACTGGTCCTGATACTTCTGCGGCCAGGGCTTGAAGCCGAAGTGCTGGCCGCGCGGACCGCCGCCGCGGACGAAGGTGACGAGCTCGAGCGGGTTGTCGTTGCGCCACCGCCTGCGACGCGCCTCCTTGATCATCTTGCCGAGCACGACCTTCAGCTTGTAGGGCGCCGTTGGCGTCGCTCTGCCCTCGGTCCTTTCGCTCTGGCGAAACCGCTTTTTCAGGATCTCGATGTCGTCGAACGACATCTCCTCGACCGGCACGTCGCCCCACCGAAGCGGGTGCGATCCGTCCTCGAGGACCGGCATCGCCAGGAACCGCTCGGCGATCATGCAATGCTGCTTGCGGGATTCGTCGCTGATGCCGAGCCACTCGTCGGTCTCCCGAACCAGCGTCCACGCATGGCGGAAGGTTTGCCGCGCGACGACCGCCGGCTTTGTGGCGTGGCCGGTGGTCAGCTCGGAATATTTCGCGTCGAATTCCGGCGATCCGGGTTGGCCCGGCATCGCTGCCGGCTTGCGGCCCCTCGCCTGAAAGCGCCAGCGCTCTTTGCCGAAGCGGTCCTTGTAGGACGAAGCGCCAGGATAATCAGGATGCGTCGCCATTTTATTGTCCCCTCTCGCATTCGGCGATCTCGGCCCGATAATCCTCGAGCACCCGCTTCCAGTCCGGATTGGTCGGATGCTCGCCCCACATCTGGACGCCGCCGCGATAACCGCTTTCGGCCTTGCGGCACGCCGCCTCATCATTGGCGGCCGCCTTTACGGAATAGAGGTAGACGCCGCTCGCCGTAATGGTCATGAGAGCCGCCGCGCCGACGAGCGCCCCAAGAAACTTATTCATTGCCGTGCCTCATTCGGATTGATCGCCTTCATGGCGGCGAGCAGCAGTTGCTCGTAGCGGAATGGGCGCCCCTGCTCGATGCCGTCGAGCGTGCGCTTCGGCAGGCCGAGCAGGTCAGCCGCGACGCGAACGGGCAGATCGCCGCGCCAGGCCTTCACCTGGCTGGCGAGTTCAATTTTGCGAGTGATCATTGTCTTCTCTCCGAAAAGGAAAAGGCCGCTCACGCGGCCTCTGCCCAGATCTCGACCAGGTCGAGCCCGAAGCGCCGGGCCTCGGCCTGGGCGCGGAGGAGGCCAGAGGCCTCATCCCGGCACCAGCGGAAGAGCTCGAGGACCGAGCCGTCCGCCTTGCGGCCGAAGAGGGTGTAGGTGACTGCGAACATAAGAGGCTCCTTTCAGGAGAGTGGGCGCTGGCGGAATTGCCGCGCCGCGTTGTGCGGTGATCTGTATATATGCGCAGCCTGCGCATTACGCAAGCGGAAAAACGCAGCCTGCGCAATTATTTTTGCGAGGCTTGTCCCGCGCGCGCCTCCGCGCCATATTCGGCTTCGCCCCTCGAAATGTCTTAGACGCAACGCCCGGCCTGGATCCCCTCCTCGGCCGGGCGTTTCTTTTGCCCGTCCTGCCGCCCAGCGCGGGCCCGTGGGCGCGATCTCGCGCTTAGCCGGTATCAGACGGCGGCCGAAGCCTCTCGCGCGTCTGTGACGCTCCCTGCGGCCGACACATGCAGGATCTGGAAGCGCGGCACGCCCAGCAGCAGTGAAATCAGCATCGCCAGCGCAATCACCGCGACGATGGCGAGATAGATCCGCTGCACCTGTTGCGGGATCGGCCAGCCGAGCGAGCCGAATATCCACAGCGCAATGGCACCGATCAGCACCAGGATCAGGACGGCGATCGCGATGTCGAGCAGTCCCAGCAGGATTCCAACGAGGCTCATGGCCGTGCTCCTATGGTCGCGGCAACGGGTATGTGGGCTCGGCAGGCGGCGGCGGCGGTGGAGGCGCGACCTTGATCCCCTCCTTGACCATCGCCATCAGCGCGTCGAACTCGCGGTTGTGCATGTTCAGCACCTTGTCGAGTTCGGCCGACTGCACCGTGAGGATCTGCTCGAGGTGCCCCTGCTGACCCTTGATCAGCAGGTTCAAAAAATACACCGCGCTGGCGATGCCGACGACATTGAGCAGGATGATCCCCAGCATCCACGGCGATCGCGCAGTCAGCCCCTCGACGACGGAGCTGGTGGCGTGGCCGGCCAGCTGTATTGCTGATGCCGGCATCTGCGGGTGATCCACGACCATTGCCATCACGCTACGGCGGCCAGGAGCGCGAGATGTACCTGCTCACGCACTGCATCAGCTCATCTGTCAGCCGGTGCCGGGCTGGCCGCCCGGCGGCGGTATGAACTTCTCGCCGTCATACGTGTAGCCCGGCCCGGCGCTCGGCGGCTCGTCCAGCACCATCATGTGGCCGGCCGGGGGCTGCCAAGTCGCGGTGTCGCCGTCCCATTCGACCACGTTCACCACGAAGCCGGTGGCCTCGTGGACCATCGCATAGCGTGCCATCAGTAATACTCCCTTACTCGGATGAAGCCCGGCGCGCCGTTGGTGGCGAGCGCATTGGCCCCGGCGCTCTGGGCATTGCTGCCGGCGTTGCCGCCCGCGCCGTAGCCGGCGGGTGCCAGACTGGCCTGCAAGCCGATCCTGAAACTGCCGCCACGGCCCCACGCGGTGTTGCCGCCGACGCCGGGGAACGGATTGGTGCCCAGCGCCACCGTCGAGATGCCGCTGCTGCCGCTCTCGCCAACTCCGTTGATATCGCAGCCGGTCGCCACGCCGCCCGTGCCGCCGGCATTGTTGACGTTGGTCGTCGTCGCCAGCCCGAAAACGCCGCCACCGCCACCCGCGAAGCTCAGGGAACCGAACGAGGAGGTGCCGGCCGCCGTGCCGTTGGCGCCGCTCACGCCGGCCACGCCGACCGGGCCGATGACGACCGGAACGCTTGCCGCCAGAGCCGCCGCCGCAAACAGCTTGTAGCCGTGCGATCCGGCACCGCCGCCGCCACCTGCCGAGGAGGCTCCCGCAGCCGTCGCCTGCGCGCCGCCGCCGCCACCACCCGCCGCCATGCCTTCGACCTCGAGGAACTTCAGGCCGGCCGGCTTGGTCCATGTGGCGTTCGCCAGGTAGATCGTCTCGACCATCTGGCTCGGCGCGATCGCCGGCACGACCCAGGCCGTGTTCGCCTGGTTGCGCTGCCTGAGCTGCCCGTCCGGCGTGACCGTCGTGTCCAGCCACAGCATGCTGGCATATTTGGTCGTCGGCTCGACCGGTCCGGAATTCTGCGACACGATCGCCTGCAGCACGGCATTCATGTCGGTGCGGACCGCCAATCCCGGTCCGTTGTCGAGGACATAATCATGTTGAGCCATTTGTTCCTCCTAGAAACCGCGCGCCTGCCAGTCGATGATTCGATTGGTCGGCGGCGACGTGAAGTTGATATTGAGATCGAAGCCTTCGCGCGTCTTGTTCACGACGGTGATCTTGTCGGTGGCGAGTGCGTTCTGCACGGTGATCACCACCGCCGGGACCAGATAGAACTTAACCCCGAAGGTGACGTGCTGGTTGACGGCGGACGTCGGGTACGGGACGTCCTCGGCCGAGTCCATTTTCATGCGCAGGTCGGCGATGATGCAGAGCTGCTCGATACCGATGTTCTGGCCGGCCGGCGCGTAGAGGTCGGCGCGGAACTGGAACGCGCGCGCGGTGTATTCCTGCGGCGCGAAGATCTGCCAGTCGGTCCATGCCGCGCCCGCGCTCGCCGGATCCTGCTGGGTCGTGCGGATGTAGAGCGCCACCTGGCCGCCGAAATCCTCCGAAACGTCGTCCCAGTCCTGCCAGTCGTCGCAGTCGTTCAGCCGGTCGTCGATGAATTCCGAATCGTCCGCATAGGGGAAGGCGAGCATGTCTGCGGCGAGGCGGACGGTGAAGACGCCGCCGGCGTCGATCATGTCCTCGAATATGTACCAGCCGTGCCGCGGCTCCGACTGCGGCGGATCCGGCATGCCCTCGGCGAGCAGGTCGACGTCCGGCCAGCTGTCCATGTCCGCCAGCTGGTCGTCCCACAGGCCGCCGGTCTGGCCGATCACCAGCCACTGCTGCGGCATCTTCACTTCGGTGTAGAAGCGGTCGCCGAGGAAGTCCGGATCCTCGCAGATCCTGGCATACTCGGTGTAGCGGCCGTCCTGCTGCAGGGCGATGATGGTCGCCACGTCCTTCGACTGAAAGCCGGCGATGTCGAAGGTGCGCAGGAAATAGGTGCCAGGGCGATAGAGCGCCTCGACCGAGGTCGCCGTGCCGGGGATCGACGGAAGCACGACCTGCGAGGCGCCCCACGTCGCGCCGTTCGTGGCGGCGCTATAGCGCAGCTCGAAATGGCCGCCGATGATGACGTCGAGCTCGGTCGCCGGCGCCCAGCGGAACAGCGCAAGGCCGTCGCTGATGACGATGCGGAATTGTTGCGGCGCGGCCGGCGGCGCCGACAGGCCGACCACCTGGTAGGTGAGCGATGCGGTGGCCCCCTTGATGCCGAGCAGGCTGACCGGCGTCACCTGGAAGACCCAGGTGCCGTCGGTGACCGGGAGGTCGAGCGCGTTCTTGTCGGTGGTGACGTGCTGCCAGTTCTCGTTGGTCGAGCTCTTGCGGTAGTAGACCTCGAACAGCGGCGCCAGCGATGTCCACGACAGCGTGACGCGGACGCCGACCGAAATGGCCGACAGCTGCACCAGGTACTCGACGACGGCGAGGTTCACGACGGCCGGCGGCTTCGCCAGGATGTCGGTGACGGATGGCTCGTCGAAGTCGATGCCCCTTTCCACATAGGCCCATTTTTCCGGGAAGTGGCGGACGCCGTTGATCTCGTAGGTTGCGCCATCGACCTGGCGCTTGCCGGTCACCCGCCACAGCGTCGGCTCGAGGTCGTCGTCTTCGGTAAGCACCCACACGGTGTCGGGCAGCGGCGCGGCCGAGAAAGGCTGCGCGAGCGTGATCACCTGGCCCGAGACGGACAGCACCTGCTTCACTTCGACCGCGGCGCCGGCTCCGATCACGCATGACAGCCAGATGGCGCCGCCCGCGGTAATGGCGCCGACCGGCGCTTCGACATTGACGACCGCGGCCGTCGCCGACACGACGCGGCCGCCGCGGCGCTTGCCGGAAATCACCACGTCCATGACGCTGATGATCGAGCCGGGCCGCACCCATGCACCCTTGAGGCCGGTCTGGAACGAGACCTGCTCGTCCTCGTACTGCTCGCTGTAGAGCACCCATTTGCCGGTGCGGATCGCCTCGCTCTCTCGGGTGCAGCCGTAGCCGTTCACGTCGGCGCGGTTGATGCCGTAGCGCGACAGCGCGTCCGGGTCGTCGACGATCGCGATGCGGCCCTGGCCGAGCTGCGCCGGATCATTCCAGGTGACGCCGGCCTGCGTATGCTTCTGGCGGATGTCGCTCGACGAGTAGGTGAAGACGCCGTCGATCGCGTCGGCATTGGTGAAAATGTTCGAGACGTCTTCCGGCATGTCGCAGCCGGTGACCATCATGCCGCCCGACCAGTAGGCCCAGCCCCGGAAGATCGACGCCATCTGCGACAGCAGCTCGAATGCCTCCTGCTGGTTGGCGATCCTGAAATTGCACTCGTAGCGGCGCTCGTTGGTGCCCGGCTTCTTCGGCACGCGCTGGTCGCACCACTTGCCGATCGTATACAGCGCCGCCTTGTCGACATAGGCCGACTTGACGAAGTCGCCGAGCCCATAGCGGTTGTTGACGATGAGGTCGTAGAAGCACCACGCCGGGTTGTTGGAATAGGCGGTCTTGAAGGTGCCGTCCCAGACGCCGCTGTAGGTGGCCGCCACAGGGTCGTAGTTCGTCGGCACGCGGATCAGCAGGCCCTCGACGTCGTAGACCCGTTTGGGGATCGAGCGGAACTGCTCGGAATCGATCTGCAGGCCGACGACCGCCGAGTTGGAGTAATTGATCTTGTCGTCGATCAGCTCCGTGTAGCTGTCCCAATAGAGATCGTTCATCACGTCCTGGCTGGTCGCGTCGGCGGTAATCCGGTTGACGCGGACCCGCCAGGGACCGGGCCTGGGCAGGGCGAAGGTGATCGAGCGCTGGTAGTTCGAGCTCGTCTTGCCGCTGATCGTGTAGCCGCTGCCGATCTGCTGCCAGCCGCCACCGTTGTTCGAGATGAAGATGTTGAAGGTGATCGATCCGCCGCCGATGTCGCCGGTGTCCTTGTCGATCGTCTGCAATTGCGGCGTCGAGACGGTGACGCGGCAGCGGTCGACGTCGGTGTTGTCGATGTCGCGGATGACGATGTTCACGGGATTGCCGGCCCACTTCAGCTGGACGCCGACCGCGACCTCCTGCTGCTGCGCGCTGAAGCCGCTCATCACCAGCTGGGTCGGCGTGCCGCGCCGCTCCTGCATGCTGACGCCGGTGAAGTTGTAGGCGCCGTTCTGGTAGAGCCTGACGCCGTCAAGGTAGATGCTGGCGCCGCCGTCGACGAGGCCGTTGATCGGTCCTTCGCTCAACAGGTCGACGACCTTCGCCAGCTGCCGGGAGCGCAGCGAATCCTTGGTCTCGGTGGGCGTCGACTGGTCCTTGCCCTTGCCGCCGTGGCCGATGATCGAGCGATAGCTCTTCAGGTCGGCAATGTGCTCCGTCATATCGCCGCCTCGACCACCTCGAGGCCGGCCGAGATAACCACGCTGCCGACCATGCAGCGGCCATAGATCAGCGGCACGGCGACGCCCTGCTCGGTGACGTTCTCCGGCCCGGTGAAGGCATAGCTCTCGTTCTTCGCGTCGGCCGGCTCGTCCTTCGGCTTCTTCGGCTTGATCAGGAACGACAGGCCGACCATCACGCCGGCGAACAGCAGCCCGCCGATGATCGTCGCCGCCGTGCCGGTGATCCCGGTTATGGCTGTGACCGCCGCGGCGGCCAGGAAGGCGTTGCCCTCAGCCTGCGGATAGAAGTGCAGCTCGCGCGACACCGGCAGGAAGGCTGCGCTGTCGCCGTCGCGAAGGTCGTCGTCGGCCACGACGTGCCAGCGGTCGTGTTTCGAGAATTCCTGCCAGAAGCCGGGATAGTTGGCATTGAGCAGTGCGACCGCCTCGCGCGGGTTGCGGATGGCGAACGTATGCTCGGCCGGGAACCTGTCGGTGATCGGGCCGTGCAGGACGACGCGGATCATTTGAGCCCGACCTCCCGCATGTCAGGCGGCGCATCGATGAAGCGCTCGTGCCGCAGGTGCAGCTCGGTGACCTTCGCATAGGTGCCGCCGTAGACGACGCGCTGGCTCAGCTGGTTCATGACCTGGTGCAGCAGGACGTCGGGCGCGAGGAACAGGCCGAGGTGGTTGATGACGCGCGAATTGATGCGCATGCCGAAGATGTCGCAATGCTGCGGCGGCGTGTCCTGGTCGAGCCGGCGGAAGCCGCCGGCCTTGAAATGCTCGGCGATCAGGTCGTCGCCCCTTTCCCACCACAGCCAGTCGCCGCTGTCGAAGTCCGGCAGGCGGATGCCGGTGAAGGCCTCGAAGCCGTCCCGCACCAGGCACCAGCAGTCCTGCGATCCCCAGGCCCATTGCCGGCCGACGAGCGGAGCCTTCCAGCCGGTCGGCTCGATCACCGTCCAGTTGCCGGTCGGCCAGGCAACGATCAGCCACGGCTTGCCGGTGCGCTCGCACGATGCGCGGTCGCCCTCGCTGGCGATCGGCGGCAGGTAGACGTGGCTGTGCACGACCGCCTCGACCGCGCCGCGCGCCTTCTCGACCTCGTGGTATTCGCGCATGTCGATGGCGAAGATCCCCTGCTCGGGCGCGGCGCTGTTGCGCAGCGGCACGTATTGGCCGCCGGCGATCACGCCGCAGGCCTCGAGCGGCTCGGCCTTTGCGGCATGCTCGAGCGCCGCTGCAAGCTGTTCGGCCGTCGGCTGGAACATTCAGACATACCTCGCGAGCAGGGACGCCGGGAAAGCCGAAGTCGGCAGCACGCCGTTCGCACCGAAGCGCAGCTTGCAGGCGGTCAGCGTCTTCCCGCACTGGTCGACGCCCGGATAGACCGGATCGTTGAGGATCGCGCCGCCGGCATAGGAGCACTCGGCCGAGCGATAGACCCACATGCATGTCGAGGCGATCACCTGGCGGCGCGGCAGCAGGATCCCGGTGACGTCGAAGGCGACCGCCATTTCGTACTCGACGAAGATCGGATTCGACGAGACGCGCCGGGCAACGAAAAAGACGTCGTCGTCGAAATAGGTTGACGGGTCGGCGTTCGGGTTGCCGCCGGGGAAGTTCACGGCATCCAGATATTTGCCGAGCGTGCGCTTGCGCGTGACCTTGGCGCCGAGGCCGTCGCCGATCGAGCGCAGCAGGGCGCCGAGCTGGCCGCCGATGTTCGATGCGCGCAAGGTCGGCCGCGGCAGCTTGCCCTGCGTCTGCTCGTCGATCCCGGAGACCTCGACCGGAAAGGGATAGTAGGTGAAGCCCTGCCAGACGATCGGCTCGCCGTCGACCTGGGTGCCTGGGTGCCAGCGCAGGATGGGCGAGGTCGGATATTTCTCGGTGGCGTCGAAGATGAACATCTCGACGACCTGCATCGGCGCCAGGCGGGCAACGTCCGATTCAACGCTCATTCAAGCCACCAGCGCCATGCCGTTCGCCTTGACGAACTGCGCCGACAGCGTGCCGTAGAATTCCGCGGTGCCGCCGGCCGGCCGCCGCCGCGTCTCCCAGTCGATCGTCCACTCGTCGCAAAAGACCTTCCACATGACGAGCGTCACCGGATGCTGGAAGTCGAAGGCGGATCCCTTGAGCGCCGACAGGAAGCTGTCCATCGCCAGCAGCTCCGACTGCGGCAGCGACTGCCAGGCAAGGTCGAAGGCCCGGTCGAGCGCGTTGATGCCGTCCAGCGTGCGCTGCTGATAGCCGTCGCCGAACTGCGCGATCTGCAGCCGCCACTTCGGCGATTCCCGGATCGGGACGCGCGGGATCCAGCAGGGATCGGTGCCGTCGAACGCCATCAGGTCGGCCTCCGCAGGATGCCGCCCGGCCGGCTTTCCTGCACCAGCACGACCTGGACGGCCGCCTGGATCTGGCGGCCGAGCAGCTTGCCGCTCTCGCTCGAGGAGGCGACCAGCCCGGTGCCGGACATGTCGATGTTGATGTCGCCCACGTCGTTGTGGACGTCGCCGCCGATCCTGCGGCCGCGCGGGATGATGGTCTCGCCGCGGTGCGCGATGATCGGCACCTCGCCGGGCCGCAGCCCGACCATGCCGCCGGTGGCGAAGCGCGGCGCGTTGGTGAAGATGCGCGGATCCGCCAGCCGCATCGGCAGCTGCGTCCTGCCGACCACGCCGCCCTGGTGCGCGACGCCGAAGAGCCCGCCGAGGATGCCGCCGCCGCTGGTGCCGCCGCCACCCAGCGCGTCCATCAGCGGCTTGACGACCAGCAGCTGGATCGCCATGTCGGCCAGCTGCCCGATCATCCGCTTCAGCATGTTGTTGAAGGCATCGCCGGCGTCCTCGCCGTTCATCAGATCCTGGACGAAGCCCGATAATGCGCCGCCGAGGATGCCGGCCATCTGCTGGTTGATCTGCTTCGTGAGCGCTGCGGATTCCTCGGCGCTCTTGGCCGCCTTTGCCTGCGCGGTCGAAAGCTGGTCTGCCTGCAGCCCGGCCGCGGCATAGCTCTGCGCGAGGTCATGGTTCTTGGCCTTGAGCTCGTCGGTAAGCGGGATGCCCTGCGCCTGTGCGGCGTTGTTGAGCTCGAGCTCGACCTTCGCTGCCTCCTGCGCCGCCTTCTCGCGCTGCAGCGCCGAGGTCTTCTCGTCGCTGGACAGCGTGTAGTCGGCAGTGATCTCGTTCTCGCGCTGCTGCGCGGCGACCTTGTCGTTTATCGAGGTGACGAGCTCGTCATAGTTCTTCTTCTCCTCCTTCGTCCGCGGTTCGGCCCGGGTGCGGCGCTCGGCATAGGCGAGCACGTCCTCGCGCGTCGCGCCGCCGCCAAGGATCGACGGATTGGCGGCGATCGCCGCGCCCATGCCGGGAATGTTCGCGACCTTGGTTCCCGGCGCCGCCTGCAGGATCTTGACGGCGCCGCCGGATCCGAGGAAGTGCGCCAGCTGCAGCGTCGCCTCGGTGACGTCCTGGCCGGCGTCCTTCAGGTCGCGGGCGTTCTCGGTCGCATAGGCGCGGATCATCCGGCGGTTTGTCTCGAGGTCGCCGCGCAGCGCCAGGATCGCGGCGTCCGACATGCCGGCCGCCTCGCTCGCGAAATTGCGCTTGAACACCTCGAGCCAGGTGCTCTTGAGGAACTGGCCGGCGCCGACTGCGGTGGAGTTCGGATTTGCCGCATTGGCGCGACCGCCGCTCTCGGCCTGGATGACCCGCTCGGTAAAGCCGTCGATCGCGTCGGCAGCGCCTGCGAGCGACTTGTCGAGCAGCGCCGCCCGGTTCTGCCCGGTGAGCGGCCCGAGATCGAGCGGACCGCCGGCGCCGGGCATCGAGAAGTTCAACGAGTTCTGGATGGTCTCGCCGGCCGACTTGGCGGCCCGTTCGAGCTCGGCGAACGACGCCACCAGCTTCGTGTGGATCGTCGTGGCCAAGTCCTCGACCGTCTGGTTGTTGCTTTGCATCAGCTTCTCGAGCGCCGCGAGAATCGGCTGGAGCTCTTTCCCGCTGGCCGTGTGCGCGTCGATGGCCGTTTGCAGTTTCGTCCAGTTGGATTCGAGCACCGCGACGGCATCGCCGCTGACCTTGAGGTCGAGCAAGGCGCCCGACAGCTGGACCATCGTGCCGGTGAGATCATCAACGGTCTTCTGCGAATCCACGTAAGCCGCATCGAGCGCCTTCTGCTTTGCGGCGGCGAGGCCTGCGGCATCGGCCTGGTCGCGCAGGTTCTGGGCGGCGCGGTTCAGCTCGGGGAACAGCTGGCCGTACTTCTTCGCCAGGTCCTCGAGCGTGCTTGCCTGCTTCTCGAGCTCCTTCGTCGCCTTTGCGGCGTCCTCCTCGCTGCTGCTGAAATAGCTCGCCGCGACCGTCGCCAGCACGCCGAACGCGACCACCGCCAGGTTGATCGGATTGACCATGCCGATCAGCGCCGTGCCGAACGTGCGCGCGCCGGCGGCCAGGCTGCCGCCGGACATCTGCTGGGCGATCTGGCCGAGCTGCTGCTGCACCGCGCGGATGCCCTGGCCCGATGCGATGCCCGAGAAGATGTCGTTGAGCTGGAACTGCAGCACCCGGGCATCGTTGGCGATCGCGCCGGCCGACTTGCTGAAATTGGCCTGGATGACGTTGGAAGCGCCGCCGCTCTTGCCGACATTCGAGACAGCCTTCTCGGCTGCCGCGGCCGCCTTCTCGGTGGCACGCACCGCCGACTTCAGCGCCGCCTCGTAGCCCTTGAGGTCGGCGCGGAGCGTTACGACGACGGCTGCGTCATCGGCCATCGGTCATTTGCCTTTCATGATCGCGTCGCGCGTAGCCTTGCGCATGCGCGTTTGCACCCGCCGCCGGTTCGCGCGGTAGCTCGGCAGCAGGAACGGCTGCGCCGGGGTGTCGACCGTGCCGAACTCGACGATGCGCGCCGTGTTGTAATGCCCGTCCTTGGTCGGCCTTCCCGCTGAGACCGCCACGTAGAGACCGCCGCGGCGGCCCTCCCTGACTTCGGTGCGATGGATGGAATCGCGCAGCTCGCCGCTTTCGACCGGCACCCGCAGCCTGGCGCCGGCGACGATCAGGTCGGCGCTTTCCAGCATCGCCTGCTCGAGCGCGGCCCGTACGTCCTTCGGGATCTCATCGACCAGGCGACGCCTGAGTTGGTCCACTCCCTGCACCATTCCCCTTTGCCTTCCTCGCTTCGGCCAGCGTCAGCGGACCTGCCGGCTGCGACTGCATCCAGGTCCAGATCTCGTCGGCCTCATCCTTCGACAGCTTGCCGTCGCGCTGGCCCGTGTCGTGCGCCTCAACCCAGCGCTCGGTCACCGCGGCGAGCTCCCAGACCGACATCTTCTTCGCGTCGGGCGTCGAGATGCCCATCAGGACGGCATTGCCGAGGATGGCTCCGAAGCGGATCTTTCCGTTGGGGAGATCGTCGATCCGTTCGATTTCTCCCCGGCTTTTCCCAGCGGTTCATCCGGCGCCCCGTGCAATGCCGCCGCCAGGATCTTCACCGCCAGCACGACCAGGCCGTCGACGCCGCCGAGATCGAACGGCCGCTGCTCGACATGCTGCCGCACCAGCCTGGCCGCCGCTGCGCCGTCCAGGCCGCCGCCGACGAGGCCGAGACGGATCGTCTCGGTCACGTCCTGCAGGTTCCACTGGTTGAGCGACAGCCGCGCCAGCACGACGCTCGGCCCGGCATCGCGCTTCTCCTGGAGCTCCATCAGCTCGCCCCAGGCCAGCCGGAAGTCGCGCTCCTCGCCGCCGAGCTCGGCCGAGATGCGGCCCGTGCGGCTCATGGGCCAGGCGTCCAGACAGCAGTGACCACGCCGTCCGACACGGCGTTGATCGCCAGCGTCACGCGCCCGCCGGCGTCGGCCGCGAAGGCCTCGCTGTCGACGTGGAAGTTGCCCTCGATCACCTTCTTGCCGGTCGGCGAGAAGTCGATCGTCACCCGCATCGGCACGCTCGCGGTCGCCATCGCCGCGGCGTCCCAGTCGGGTACGCTCTCGGCAGCGGCGACGCCGTCGCCGGTGATCGTACAGCTCTGGCTCTGCACGTCGCGGCCGACCCATATCGGGTCGTCAGGGTTGTCGCAGTCAGGGATGTTCACCTCCTGCAGGTTCTTGGAGATGGTGACGCCCTTCGACGTGAAGCCGCAGGGCGCCGCATAGACGGTCGGCGTGGCGGTGTCGCCGAGCTCGATCAGCATTTTGCCAAATTTTGCAGTGGTAGGCGCGGCCATGTGGGTATCCTCCTAATGGCGTTCGACGGCGGCCTCGAAGCCGAGGATGCCGTGGCTGGTGAGACCGTCGGGATCCCTGGTGATCCTGGTGGTCCGGTGTTCGAAGTAGACGAGCGCGTTGCTCGCCAGCGCCAGGTCGAAATCGTGCAGCGACGCGCGCACCGCATCGACGATCTTCTTCACTTCGGGGAAGCCGACAGCGCGGCTCCAGCAATCGATCTGCTGCGCCACGTCGAGCCCGGTGATGCAGTCGGCGTCGGCCTCGACCGCGTCGACCGGGCCGATCGTCACGTACGGGAATGCGGCGCCCGCCGGCACGCTGTCGTAGACGCGGCCGGCGATCAGCGCGGTCACCGCCGGGTCGGCCTTCAGCCGCTTGACGATCTCGCCCTGCAGCTCGAGCTCGACGCTAGCCATCAGCCGCGCTCCTCGATTTCGGCCCGGGCGGCAGCTGGTCCAGCCGGACCGTGCGCGGCGCTGCCGGCTGCGGCTGCGGTGTCGGCCTCACGACCGGCGGCGGCCAGCCGAGCCTGATCGCCTTTCTGGCGGAAATATTCTGCTCGATCCGGGCCAAACACGATCCTCCCAACCAGTTGCCGCAAGGCCTCGCGGCGTTTCCTGCAGCCCTCGCACGCCATCAGCCGGTCGCCACGCCGCCCTCGACCATGAAGACCATCATGGCGCGATTGGTCGTGTCCCTGCGGATGTCGCGAATATTGTAGGCGAGGCCGTTGCGGACATCGCGCATCTGCCAGTCGTTGCCGACCAGCGCGACCTCCGGATCGATCCTGATGTTGACCTGCATCGGCTGGCGCCCGTCGAGCCTGGCCGCCATCACAGTTTCGGATCCGGGCATGGTGCGGAATTCAGCACGCCGCTGAAACTGCTCGACCCAGTTCGAGACGGTGTTGCCGTATTCGTCCTCCTCATCCAGCCGCTTGTCGAAGGCGATATGGAAGTAGAGCCGTCCGGATCCTGTTTGCGTGAGCCTTTCCATCAGGCGAGCGCCGGATCGCGGTAGCGGTGAAGCAGCGATGTGACGCTCTTCGGCAGGTAGCCCATGGCCACCGCACTCTCGGTGTCGCCGGCAGCGCGGTCGTCATAGAGCTTCGACAGCATGATCGCGACCGCCGCGGCCACCGGCGGCGGCACCGTGGCGTCAGTCCAGTCGACGATCGAAGGATCGTCCGGATCCGGCATGCCGATGGTTTTTTTGATGTAGTCGAGCACGATCGCCGAGGCCTGGTCGATCTTGCGCGTAATGTCGGCGTCGTCGTCCGTGTGGTCGACGCGAAGGTGTTGCTTGGCGACATCAAGGGTGAGCAGCGCCGTCATGCCGCCTTCCCCTTTTGCCCGTCGCGGCCGCGCTTGGCGGCCAGCGTCCATGCGCCCGACTCGCCGGGCTTCTCTTCGGTCGCGGCGTTGCAGTGCCACATCGAGCCGCCGAAGGTGACGACGTCGCCGCGCACATAGGCCCGTTCGGGGCGATAGACGTCACGGTAGATCGGTACTGGAAAGGTGAGCGGAAACTCCCTGACGAGCTCGCCGCGGGCGAAGCGCAGAATCACGGTTCTCTCGCCATCGTGCTCAACGCTCATGTCTTCGAAGCCGAGCCCGTCCTGGCCGTCGGCGCCGGCCAGTCCGTCCTTGCCGTCCTCGCCCCTGGCGCCGTCGCGCCCGTCGCGGCCCTCGCGCGCCGCCGGCATCCGGTCGATGCGCTCATGCACGGCGTCGAGCGCCGGATCGATGTAGCCTTGAATGGCGTCGGCCAGGATCTTAGCCGGATCGGACATAGCGCCTTCCTCCCAGCTCCTTCGCAGCCTGCTCGGCGGCCGCGGCATTGTCGTTGACCGGTGCCGCCGGCGCCGCCGGCTTGGCGAACGGATCGTCGCGATCGCGCTTGTCGAGCGCGGCCAGCGAGAAGTTCTGCTGCTGCAGGTACGGCGTGTCGCCGCCGGTAACCGGCTTCAGGTCGAACTGCTTGCGCGCCTCGTTGGGCTTCAGGAAGCCGGCACCGATCGCCTCGGCCGCCGCCTTCACCTTGGCCGCGGTGTCCATCCTCAAGAGGCCCTCGAGGTCGAACTCGGTGCCGTAGATCCTACCGTCGATGCCGACGCCGACGCCGATGCCGAGGCCTTCGTCGAGGCAGAGCTCGGCGTTCTCGATCAGGCTCTGCAGGCACTGCGCGTAATATTGCTGGTTAAGCGCCTCGATGTTGTTGTAGGCGGGCGCCGCCGCTGCGCCGATCATGTAAGGCGGTACGTGGAAGCACGAGCAGACTGTCTCGGCGGTCCATTTCAGCTGCTCGACCAGCTGCGCGTCGACCGCGTTGACGCTCATCGGCTCATATTTAAGTCCGTCGCCGAGCACTGCCACCTTGCCGACATTGGAGCCGGAATAATTGGCGTTCCAATAGTCCTTGAGCCGTGTCGCGGTATCGTCGGCGATGGCGCCCGGCGCGGTGAGTACGCCGCCGGGCTGCGAACCGTTGGCAAAGAAGCTCGTCGAATTGTTCTGGATTTTTAGCCCCTGCATGGCGGCCAGGCCGCAGGCATAGATTGGCGAGACGCCGACCAGCGGATGGTAGAGCGGCACCATCAGGTCATGAATGATCTCTCGCGCCGGCACGACGATGTTGGTCTCGTCATAGACGCCGGCGAGATCGTTGCGCCTGAGCTCGTAATAAACGTCGCCGCGTGGCGAGACCAACGGTGTCACGCGTTGCGGATCGAGCACGGTCAGGGCGACCACTACGCCGCGCTGGTCACGTTCCTTCAACACGTATGCATTGCCGTGCACCAGCTTGGAGGTGATCCACTGCTCGAAGAACTTTATGCGCGTCTGATAGTGGTTCGGCTTCCTGAGCACCGGCGAGAAAGCCGGCGATTCGGTCTCGCTCCAGATGCCGTCCGGATCCTGCTGCACCAGCTTTACGCGCAGCTTGCCGATGTCGGAGGCGATCAGCGTGACGCAGGCGAAAACCGCCGAATAGGCGAGCACGTCGCCGACCACGATCTCGTCGTTGCGCTGCCAGGCGCCGGGATAATGGTCGCCGACCATCAGCGGGAACCAGCCGCGGCCCGATCCGACACCGCCCCAGACCGGTTGCAGCGTTTCCTGCCGCGCAGCGCGGGTTATCGTCAGCCCGAACAGGCGCACCTACTTGTCGCCCTTGGCCTTCATCTGGCGGGTCTTGTATTTGCCGTTGTCCGGCTCTTCCTCCTCGTCGGCCGACTTCGTCGTCGTCGGCTTGGCCTTGGTCGATTTGCCTTCCTTCAGCGTGGCGCGGCCGAGCGAGATCAGCGTCTGCGCCTGCTGGTCGTTATCGACTTCGAATTCTTCGTCCGCTTCGATAGTCCGCATGCCAAAGCTGTGCGGTTTGGTGGCGATCATTTTGATCTTTGCCATTGGGATTTGCTCCTAGGTTACGGTGATCTGAAAGTTGACGGCGTTCGACACCAGGGCGCCGGTCGTTACGGTGAGCGCCTTCGAGCCTGGCGCAGCGAACGACGGAATGCCGATCCGGATATGCGTGTCATCGATGAACTGCTCGCCGACCAGATCATTGCCGTCGAGCTTCACCGCGCTGGACGGCGTGAAGCCGCCGCCGGTGATGGTCACCGTTGCCGCCACGTTGATCTTGGCCGAAGGTGGATCGATGCCGAGGATGATCGGTTTGGAGCCGGGCTGCACATAGAGGCCGCCGGGATGCCTGACAGGAATGCCTCTGCCCATTTGCCTGTTTTCCTTTCGGGAAAAGAGACGGCCCGGTCGATCCGGCCGGGCCGCAGTCCAGGGAGGTTAAGCGCCGGTGTAGTTGGCACCGGTGAGGTAGGCGACCGCCGTGTCGCGGCGGCGCCGCCAGGTGATCCAGCGCTCGGCACGGATGCCGACGCAGTTGTTCTGCCACAGCGAGAATCCCGCAGCGGTGCCCGCGACAGGCGCCGAATCCATCTGCAAGGTTGCCTCGCGGGAGGCGTCGATCGTCACCCCGCCGTCATCCGCGATCAGGATCTCGTTCGGCAGGATCATCGCGAGAATTCCCGCCGGCACCGCCTGGCTGGCAACAATCGTCGAGCGGTTGACAGTGTCGCCAGTCTGCAGACTCGGAAATTCCGGCTGGCCGAGCGGGTTCTGCAGCGCGGCGAGCTGCTGCACGATGATCTCGGTGGTGATGTAGACCGAACCGCTGGTGCCGAGATTGGCAGTCGTGAAGGCCGCCTGCAGCGCCGCAAGATCGGCCTTGGCGGCAGCTGCACTTGTACCGCCTGACGGAATCCCGGCGACGCCGTTGAGGATCGAGGCCGGCGAGGAGCCGGCAACGGCCGCGTTTGCCGGGTCGATGAACTCGACATCGAGGAACTGCGCGATCTGCGCCACCAGATCCTGCCGCACAATCGCCTCGGCCGATGGCGTCGATAGCCTGACCAGTTCTTCCGAAAGCACGACAATGCCGGCCACTTTGTTGACGTCCAGCTGGATCATCGTGAATTTCAGCTCGCCGACCGGCTTCGGCAAAGTCTCGCCGACCCAGTTGACCAGCGATCCCTGCGTCTGCACCGGGATCTTGATGTTGAACGGCACCCGGCGCAGGCCGGGAATGCGGCCGATGATGGTCGCCGGCCGCAGCAGTTCGATGAACTCGTCGGCCATCTGCCGATAGGCGACGAGCGGTTGCGCCCAATCCGCATCGGTCGTTGTACCCGGTGTCACCGCCGCCCTGAGGATCGTCGAATCGGTGAGCGCACCGCGCAGCACCTTTTCCACTTCCGGCGTCGAGTTGGACCACCGGCCTTTGGCGATCTCGGCCGCTTCCAGAATGTTGCCGTGCGCCTGCGCCATAGCCATAACGAAGCGCGTGAAGGCGGTGCCTTTTGGCAGTTCCTGCTTCAGCTGCACCGCGGCCCTGGCCGGCTCGATGGCCTGGCCGACGGTCTGCCGGGTCGGTGTTGCCACCGCTGGCTTCGCAGCCGCCTTGTTGGTCTCCTCCAGCGCCTTGAACCGCTGCAGGTCGGCGTCGATCGCCTTGATCTCGTCCTGCAGCGTGTCGAACTCTTCCTGCTCGGCCGCGTCACTGGTGCGGCCTTCGTCGATGGTCTTCTGCATGATGTCGTTCTGGCGCGCCGCCTTGGCGGCCCTGGTGGCCTCGAATGAGGCGATCTGCTCGGCGAGCGTCTTCATGGCGCTGCTCTCCTGTTGCTTTCGTCGGTGAGCGCCCGTGTCGCCGGGCTGGGAAAGTTTCACGATGCGCGGGCCGGACGCGACCCTTTGCGCGACATCGATCGACTTGATCTGGGTGATGGTGGCGTCGGCGTTGGCCGGAACCGTCACCAGCGAGAGCTCGAGCACTTCCGATTTGACGAAGCGCTGCGGCCCCCACGGATCCTTGGCATTGAGCGGCTCGACCTCGATGGCGCGAAAGCCGATCGAGACGCCGCGGATAAGCTTTGCCTTCACCTCGCCCCAGGCCGTCTCAATGCGGTCCTTGAGCGATGGCGGCTCCTCGATCCTGGGCAGGCTCGCCTCGAAGGCAATGCCGTCCTTGGTCGGCTTGCTGAACTTCACCCGGCCGACCGGCCGGCGGCTGTCGTGCTGGTGCAGCAGCGGCAGGTCGGCGGCGAAGGAAATGCCGAGCGGCTCGACGATGTCGCCCATCCGGTCCGGCGTCGGCGTCGTGGCGATGCCGCGGATCGTCCGCGATTCCTCCTCGAGCGACTTAACCTCGAGCTGAGAATAGGCCCGTTTCATTCGGTCCTCCCACGACCAGCATCTGGTATTGCGGCTGCCGCACTGGCTCGGGATTGCGGCCCATCAGCGTCACCGCGTCGAAGGCCGCCATCAGCGGATCGATCTTGGCGCGGCCGGCCGCCTGCTTGGTGATCAGCACCGCATTGCCGCGCTGCTCGAGCCTGGCGTTGCCGACACACCACGACATCAGCCGGGATCCGGCATGCCAGAGCGTGCCGTCCTTCAGCTTGCGCTCGGCCGTCCAGATCGCGCCGGACAGCCGATAGCCCTGCGGCACCGCCACCACCATGCCGCCGTCGATGCCGTTGAGCGCGAGCTCATCGATCACAGCGGCGACGCCGACCGGATCGAGCCCGGCCGCCGCCTTTTCCGGCAGCAGGCCGGCGTCGAGCAACTGCTTGATGATGGCGCAGGCCTCCTCGATGTCCTGCGTCGGCCGCTCGCAGACGACCAGGTCGCCGTCGGCGGCGAAGCCGGCGAGCTCCTCCGCGATGATCTTGCGGCGATCGAAGACTTCCGGCTGCGCCCAGGCGCGCGCCCACAGCAGCCAGTCCTTGCTGGCGCGGTCGCGGCCGATCACCGCCAGGCCGAACAGGTCGTCGAGGCCGCCGCCGTCGATGCCGGCTACTGCCACGTCGCAGCGCCCGATCAGCCCGTCGAGCGTGATCGACTCGTCGGCGGCGCCCAGCCAGTAGTCGGCGCCGACCCAGCGGTCCGAATGCAGCGCCATGCCGATCTCGACATTGAGGTGCTGCGAGGCCCAGCGCGTGATCTCTTCTTCGCCCTTCTCCTGCGCCGAGCGCCAGTCAGCCTCGAGGCGGTCGAGCGTGATCGAGCGGCCGAGGTTGGGCAGCACCATCGGCCAGTGCTTGGGATCCTGCCAGGCGCGCTCGGCGCCGCGCTGCATCTTCTCGGGGAACTCGTAAAGCACAGGCAGCGTCCTGGCGCCCTCGGCGATCCTGCCGTCGCGCACGCCGCGCGCATATTGCAGCTCGGCCTTGAAGGCGCCGGCCGGCGGCGCATCCGACTGCGTCGTGATGAAGATCAGGAAGGCCTCGGGATTGGCGATCACGCCGCCGCGGATCTGGCCGATGACGCGGCTGGCGAAGGCCATCGTCGACATCAGGTGGAGCTCGTCGACCAGCACGCCGGCCGGTTTGGCGCCGGTCATCACCTTGAGGTCGAAGGTCTTGATCTTCAGCTTCGCCTTGGTGCGCCGGTCGTGGATGGTCTTGATGTGCTCCTGCACCAGGAAGCGCTTCGGCAGGTAGCCCGCCGGATCCGCGTCGATCATGCCGGCCGCCTGCTGGAAGGCGAGGTCGGCGACCTCCTGCGTCGGCCCGACCAGGATGAACTCGGCGCGCGGCCGGCGATTCATCAGCAGCGCCGTGACCATGATCGCGGCGCCGCCGGTGGTCTTCGAGTTCTTCTTCGGCACCAGCGCGAACAGTTCGGGCACCTGGCGCCGGCCCTCGTCGTCGAGCGACCCGAACACCGCGCGCACGATGTCCTGCAGCCAGGCCCCTGCCGCCTCGGCCATCGGCGGCCGGCCAGGCACGTCCGGCAGGCAAAGCTTGTTGAAGATGCCGACCGCGCGATCGGCCTCGGATTCGTCGAGCGGCAGCTCGGGCACCAGCGTCCGCCCGGCCTTCAGCCGCTCCTCCCAGTCCGGACAGGCGAAAGACCAGCCGCTCATTGCACCAGCTCTCCCCACTCGGTCTCCTGGTGAGCGGTGATTGCGGTGCGGTCGGCCTCGACTTTCTTGCCGGCAGGTTTGTCAATGGTTGGCTTGCCGGTCTGCGATTGGTAGCCGTAGCGAAGCACAGCCATCGCCAAGGTGTCGCGACGACGTGCGGTGACGGTATGGTCGTTGATCACATGCATCGCGTATTCGAGCGCGGTCGCGAAATGCGGCCGCTCTTCGAACTTGCGCGGTCGACCGCGCTTTTTTGCCTCAGTCATCGCGAGCGAAAAATTCTGCGCGTGAGAGCGGGGCCGCTCCGGGCCCAGGGGTCCCTGGGGTTGCACTATGCCCCCCCCCGGTGCCCGTCCCGGTTGCATTCGCGCCGGTTTCGCGCGAAATCGCGGGTTTCGCG